GGCTACTGTGCTCACTTCGGGGGGGACTACTGACGATGTGTGGAGAGGGGGGACAACTAATGCAACCATGTGGCAAGGTGGGCAAGTGCAGTCAAATATGCGGCAAGGAGGGGCGCACAAAGATTTAACGTGGCATTGTGTAGAAGGTTGTGGGAGCACTGGGGATGTTTGGGCTTTGGGAATCCCAAAATCTGGGATTTATGCGTCTAGCGCACCCGCCACTGTAACAGCCCTTTGTGATACAGTCACAGTAACGGGGATCAAAAACGCTGCACATGCAACAGGTATTACAGGAGCTGTTCATATTGACGATGTTGTTACTTCGACAGGAACAGCATCTGTTGTTGCTGGGCTAACGCCACTCTCTTGCGTTACGAGTGTTGCCGCTACAACTTATACAGTTTTGTCAAGTTCAGGTGGAACTGTATCAGTTTACCAAGCTGGTTCTGGGGATGAGAATAAATTCTTGACTGCTCCTGCTTCAGCCATGAGTGGTAGCGAGCTGAAGGTAGTTGCATGCCCCACCTCAGATCTCTGCCCACCGGAAGACTAAAAATACTTGGTAAAAGTTGATATCTTGACCTTGGGCCAGATAGCTATTAACATTAGTAATGGCTACTCTAACCGTAGCGGGGGTAGAAGAAGCACTCTCGAAATACAAAACTGTAGGAAGTAACTTTTTACAGGAGCTGAACTTAGTTCTACCTCGACTCTATGCGATGGGCATGTGGCGAGATTTGCTATATGAGACTGTCATAAGCACAACGGACGGGAACTTCACGCTCCCTGATGCTGAGTCAGTTGTTTCTGCCCTAATTGATAACGACCCAGCAAGGGCGAAGGCACAGTTTCACGACTACAGGTTAACCGGAAGAAATTCGGATGGAACCACCATCGCAAGTTTTGGGCTAGTTGACGATGGGTTTGTTCCCACAATAAACGAGTTGGAGGCTGACAAGGCATATCTGCTATGGATAAGACCTGTAGCCCCCGCGACTCAACTCCCCAGAACAGAAACTAATTTCATTAGTATTACAGGGCTAGATAACAGTTCTACCCCCGCCACTATAACGTGGACTCCGACCATCACTACCGCAGGATCGGCTGTATCCTCCGCTGTTAATTTTACTACTATAACAGAGATAAGGCATGGAGATACTTCTTTGTCAGCCCCTGTTGAAGTATCCGCTGCTAATCTGGCTGATGCTGCGGAGGTTCTTACTTTAGGTAGAATCCAAGGTGCAAATGAGGTTAACCGTTATCGCAGGTATAGGATCGGAAACGATGCTATCACGGGGGTTACTACTAAGACCCTAAGACTTCTTGTTAAGCGGAAGTTCAAAAATTTAATTAACACATACGACCCCGTATACCCTAGCAATTTAAACGCCATCAAACATGGCTTCCTTGGGTGCGTGGCCGAAGACAATGCAGATATAGAGCGAGCCTCCTACCATTGGGCTATCTGCAAACAACTTTTAGAAGAAGAACTGGATGCATACAGGGGAGGCGCGAAGCCTACTCTACGGTTCGACCCGTCAGGGTCTGGCACCCGTATCCCAAATATTTTGTAACCCTATAAATAATATGACTGATATACTTACTTACTTTAATGATAACAAAGAAGGATTCCTTGGGATTCTTACTGCTGTTGTGGCAGCGGCTTCTGCCATTTGTGCGCTAACCCCAACGCCCAAGGATGATACTATTGTCCGAAAGGTATACGTCCTTGTTGAGTGGCTTGCTCTGAATGTTGGAAAAGCTAAAGACTAATAGCTGTGCGCTTTCTGCGTTTAATAACCGCCGCGTTAGAAGCTTTCGTGGTGTATATGAATTTAAAGAAAGCGCGATACATTGATGAAATTGAGGATGAAATTGATGAGCTTGCCCGTGCTGGCACTCCTGCTGCAAAGCTGCGCATCGACCGATTGGGCAAACGACTCGACCGCGAACGACAGCGCACTCTATGACCCCCCGACTATTACGTTAGTTCAGGGGACAGAATATTGGTTTAAGGAGGGGCGACTAGTTGGGCGGAAGAATCACAAGTTCCATAGCGACTATTCATATCGTCGTGCAATTATTGTAGGAGATAAGTGATGTATCCCTCTAAATTAATAGACACCCTCGTAGGAACGATGGCCCCCACCCTCGCTGTGGCCGCGTCTCTTCAGGAGGAGATGGAGTATTGGCTCCGCATATTATCTCTTGTCCTTGGCATTGGGGTGGCCGTTGTATCACTTTACCGACTACTCAAGTTTAAGAATAAATGATCGGACTCGCAATTGGACATTCTAGGCGCGGTGATAATGGGGCGTATACTGTTGGTGCGAATAGTATTAGTGAACATAGTTTCAATTCTGAACTTGTCCCACTCATTACCCCGCATATCAAAGTTCCATATAAGATATACGACGACTACAACGCTACCAGTTATGTGGGAGCCATGAATTATGTGTCGAGGAAAATGAGAGAGGACAATGTCGATGCTTGTATAGAGTTTCATTTCAATGCCGCCACCCCCACAGCCACTGGTCATGAGTGGTTACACTGGGAAACCAGCAGTGGGGGTGAGCGTCTAGCCACAAAACTCAAGGAAGCTATGGAGGAAGAATACCCAGATCTCCGTTCTCGCGGGGTTAAGCCTAGATCTAAAGGGCACCGTGGGGCTTTGTTCTTAAGAACAACTCCTTGTTATGCTTGTATTGCGGAACCTTTCTTTGGCTCAAATGTTGGGGATGTGAGTTTGATAAGAACAAACATCGATAGATTAGCAAAAGTTTACGCTAATGGCATTAACAACTTCTATGGTTAATGAAAATTCCTAAGACTATTCGTATCGCTGGGCAGACTATCCAAATAATGCGGGAAGACCTAAGTGATGAGAACCTCTTCGGTTACTACAGCCACGACCGGAAAGTAATTATATTATCTAAAGAGCTAAAGGAAGACAAGATTCACACCACATTGAGACATGAGTTGATGGAGGCATCCCTATGCATATCGGGTGTTGGGTTCTGCGAGACATTTGAACAGGAAGCCGTAGTTAGGTGCATGGATGAAGTTTTCTTTCCCGCTTACGAGCGGTTGCGAAAACGATTAGGAATGGGATGAAACGGAAAAAGCTGCCCCATCAGTTTACCAGAACTAAGGGGATGCTCTTATTCACGCCTAACAGCGACAATATAAAGGAAGCGTTCGAACGAAGCGAAAAATTAGGTGTGCTCCCAAATTCATTTACCCGTGGGACGGGGCGCATGACGGGGTTCTTGGGGGAGGTAGCCTTCGAAGTGTTATACCCCAAGTCTACTTATGTCGGGGGAGAAATATATTCCCACGATTATGTTATCGGGAATCGCACGATAGACATTAAGTCCAAGACTTGTTCAAGTAAACCCCAGCCCCACTACACGGCTTCGGTTAATTGTCCGAAAGGGAAAAAGCTACTCGCTAAGGCTTACTTCTTTGTCCGCGTTAGGAAAGATTTTACACGGGCTTGGATGCTGGGCTGGGCGGCCACCCAAAAAATACAAAAGGTTGGGGTGTATAAGAAGCGTGGGGAACCCGATGAATTTGGGTTCACTTATAAAGTAGATGGGTATCACCTACCTATTTCAGAATTGCGCCCTGCAAACTCTCTATGATATCTTCGTGGTCGATGTCGTAGGGGGCGGTGACATTTATTAACCACACCTTGCCACTACCTTTGCCAATAGATTTTATTGGGCGCATCCCACTGTTGGTCTTCCCCGCATCTTCTAGATGGGCTAATCCATTCCTGACAAACTCTAGTTTGTTTGACGCCCCCAAAGACCTGCCATTGTTGTATGTGTGTATGGCCACTTGAAATTCTGTTATAGTCCCCCGCCACTCAGTCATCTTATCGTTCTGCCCACGGCAAGCTTTAGCAAAGAAGTCTACAAGTTCAGCTACCTGAGATTTACTGGAGTTATCGTAAGCGGCGTAGGCTATGGTTTTATCAATAAAACTTACTACGCCAAACCTATCATCATCGAGGACTTCCTCTGGTGGCTTCCAGTCTGACAGCCACTTTAAGAAATGGGGCATCTCCTCTGTGATAAGTTTTTCCAGAACCGCCTTCTTGGGGAATTTGAATCCCTCCGGTGAAACTTTAAACGCCATGATCTTATCTCGATTACTGGAATCTAAGGTAGGGATCACACTCATGCTATTGGCGTCGTCATTGAGGCTAACGGTTATCCTGCCCGCCCACGGCAAAGTAACAGCATCTGCGTATTTAGCCATGAATTGAATCTTTGGGTTGGCCACTCCCCTTTTAATAAGCTCAGTAGCTTTCCTCTGGTCTTGAAATGAGGCCGCACTAACTGTGTCATCAATAACCCATGATGCAGCCCTACCCAGATCCTTGTTGAATTTAGTTCCTCCAGCTAGGTAATCACTAGCGTCTGCGTAACCACCTACTGCGGCAGAGATTATTTTGTTTGATAAGAGTGTCTTACCTCTTTTTGCTGGCCCCACTAAGATGCATGCTTGCCCTTGGTCTTCTCTATTATTTAGCACACCTAAATAGAATCTCTGGAACCAAGCGAAGAAATAATATTTCGACCTTATTTTTGTTGAGTCCACAAAGAACTGGTCGAAGAATTTATAAAGGAAAGGCCACTTATCAAAGTCTCCGTCTTCCGCTGGTTCTATGGGTTTTATGTTAGAGCTATTCAAGATCCTAAGCCCATTGAAATCAACTACCCTCTGGTCTCTTCGAAACACCACGGGAGCTATCTCGTTAATCCTATTCTGATTACTGATAACCAATATAGCATTCTCCACTTCAGAAATGTTCTCTCCCTTCCTCGGCCTCCCGTCTCGGAAACCTCGTTGGCGCAACTCAAGGATAAGCTGATCTCTGGGGATTGGTTGTGCTGACCCATGCAGGAGTTTGAAGAACTGGCGACCATTGAACCAATACTCATCCAACAAACTTCCCATCTTTTTTTCCTCATAGGCTTTAACGAAAGCTGGGCCAAAAATATCTCTCCAACTTTTCCACCCTACGTCCCTGTCTGAGTAGACGACCATGCCATCTTCATACACCTTACAACCTTCCCGATCAATTCCATCAGCTACCCAGAACAGCGGCCCCCTAGCCCCTACCTCAAAGTCACCAACCCACCTGTTGGGGAACCTCTTCTCCACTTCAGCCGCTATAATGTCTATGGGGATGGAAGTGTCATTGGATTGCGGTGGGTTATTTTTAGCCGCGTTAAACAGAGCTGTTTGGACAATAGCGGGGGGAACCTTCCCACCTAAGTTTACCCAGTCTTCCCCCAACTCGAAATACTGAGATGCGGTTTCTGATTTACTGTCATACCCCGCGAAGATTTTGTGGAAGTTTATGGCCTTCTTTAGTTCAGATAAGAAAGGCTTATACAGAAAATCAGCTATCGACATAGGCTCCGCGAATTCGAACACGACTCGGATATACCCGCTATTTGTTTTTGATCTCCATGTGGGCATACACTTAACGCACTTAGCCGCGATGATGTTATCCACATTAACCCAATCAACTGGGGCGTCATAGTCG